AAAAAAACAAGGGTTTTATAAAAGTATCCATACAAGAAAGTTCTAGGGGTAAGTTTGGAAAAGGCCCAATTTCTTGGATTTTAGGATTCTTGGATTTTTAAGTAGGTTATATTTTATAAATAGATTTAAACAGAAATTAAGTTATAAATATAATATGAATATTAAGGAGAAAATCAGAGAAAATAAACCGAATATTTCCGAATCAAGTGTAAAGACATATAACTCAATTCTATCTAATTTATATAAAAATGTATTTTCAGATGATGATTATACATTGAAGAATTTTAATGATACGGATACAATCATAAAATACCTTAAGGACTTAGAACCACCTAAACGCAAAACGATTCTTGCTGCATTAGTAGTTTTAACAGATAATAAAAAATATAGGGAGGTTATGCTTAAGGATATTGAGTCAAGCCGGACCAAATCACAACAACAAGAAAAGACTGATAAACAAAAAGACAATTTTATTGATGGTGATACCATCAGTAAAATATATCAAACTTTAAAGAAAAGAGCCAATCAATTATATAAAAAAGGAGATCTATCATATCATGAAATACAAGAGATTCAAAATTATATTATTCTAACTTTATATAGTGGTTTATATATTCCACCAAGAAGGGCGAAAGATTATACAGAATTTAAAATAAGAAATATTAATAAAGATAAAGATAATTATATGGAAAAGAATGAATTTGTATTCAATGAATATAAAACATCTAAAACATACGCCCAACAAAGAGTAGAGATTCCTAAAACACTAAAGACAATTATAAATAAATGGATTAAAATAAATGATACAGAATATTTATTATTTGATATACATCATAAAAAATTATCTAACGTAACTCTAAATCAACGTATTGAAAAAATTATAGGTAAAAAGATGGGAGTAAATGGGTTCAGACACACATATATGTCTGAAAAATATCAATCAACAATTCAAGCGGATAAAGATATGAATGAGGACTTTAAAAACATGGGTTCATCAATGCATCAAAAAGATGTTTATATTCAAAAGTCTTGATCTTCATCACTGTCATAATCTTTCTTCTTCTTTTTACTTCCATTTGAATTAGTTCTAGGAATATTTTTTAAAAATGTATCTAAATTATAATAATCTAAAAATCCTTTTCTATATTTTTTATTACGGTCGGTTTTACCGCCTGTAATAATTAGAGGTCTAAGATCTTGAGAGACTGCATCATTATAAACAGCCTTAAGTTCATCCTTATCTAAATCAGAAGACCATTCATTTAAAATAGCGGTCTGTTCTCTTTTAGATCCGCCTAAGTCTAATAATACTAAATAATTACTATTCTTTCTAATAAATTTAGGAATACCGTAATAATCCTGCGACAGAAATATCACGCAACAGTTTTTCTTTCGTGCTCTCATGTAATACTCCTCTACAGGTTTTAAATCTTTACTTAATACTAAATCATCCCATACAACTAGATGATTATATTTTTTATCCATATCATCTAATTTAGGAGTTGAATGCATTCCTTCTTTAACTTGTATTTGTTCAAATTCACCACTTAAATAATTGTATAATGGTTCATCTTTATTTCTTGTTATAATTGTAATATCTGCAAATGTTCCTTTCTTTCCTGCACTAAATACTTTAATTAAATTTAATAAAAAATTTGTTTTACCACTTCCTGAAGGTGCAACAATGCACATTCTGAAAGGTATTTTTATATCATGTAAATGTTCATTAGGATTATCTACTTCCTCTAAATATTTTTTAGGGATAACTTCATAAAAGTTAATAATATCACTTGTTGATCCAACTTTTTTTTGTCTAGGCATTATAATAAATAATGAAATATGTTTTTATATAATATAATAGATATAAAAATATAATACATATTATACTAATGGCAATATATACACCCCCAACGGAAACATTACCTATTTTTGATAATGCGGTTTTCTCATCATCAACTAGTGCATTAACACCTACAACAGGATTAAGTTATTTTTTATCTTATCCAACAGCACAAGGACAAGAAACAATTTCAAATTTACAAACAACAAATATTATAGCAAATCCAACAACAACAGGAGATATTTCTGTAGGAACATCCCAGACATCAGGTTTCATCAAATTAGGATCTATAACCCGTAGTGGAATTATTTATTTAGGAAATGTTATATTTCAACAAGTCAGTGGTGTATTATCATTTAGTATAAATAGTTTTACATCTTTAACAACATTAAATTTATTTACTGGATCATCATCAGGATTCTCATCAGGTTTTACAACTGTAAATTTTTTACAAGGAACATTATTTAAAAATATTACATCAAATATTTTGACATCTGGATCTGTTCCAATAGATACAAATATTGCTCAAACAATTAATATTGGTTCTGGAACATGCACTGGAACAGGTGCAAATTCATCAACATTAAATATTGGAAATTATTCATCTGATACAACGGGGACTAATACATCAACTATTAATGTTGGATCAACAAGTTCAACATATACAAATCAAACTATAACAACAATAAATGGTCAATTAGTAAGTTCATCAAGAGATTCAATTACTGATGTAATTACAACTAGAAATATTTATGGTTATGTAGATTATATTTCTATTACAGCAGCAGCAACCATTTCAAATGTAGGTAATAATATTGATCTTTTTGTAAATATTGGTGGATCTGGAGCAGTTGGATTTCTTTTAACTATTCCATCACCAACGTTAATGAATGGTCAATATATTACATTTAGAAGTACTAGAGCATCAGATACAACAGTTAAAACAGCAACAGGAAATTTAATTATAAAATTAGGATTTAATCAGGCAGGTGCAACTAATGGAGTTCAATGTTTAACATTACAATCTATTAAATTATATTCAAATGGGTCTTTCTGGCTACAAATTAATTAATAATAGATATAAAAACATATTTACATTAATTAATAATATGTCAGTAAATACACCGCCAACAGAAAACATACCCATCTTTGATGCTTCGGTATTCCCATCGGCATCAGGGACGGCTTTAACAATAGCAACAGGACAAAAATATTTTTTATCTTATCCAGTTGCTCAAGGGAGTGAAATATTCCCTCAAAATATAACATTACAATCAACACTAACAGACGCTTCTGGAGATGTAGGAACAGCAGGCCAAATCCTATCATCTACAGGAACAGGAACAAATTGGATTAATAACTCATCAGGTATAAATGCTTATGTTGAATTAGATACATCAACATTTCCTTCTACACTTCCTATACCAACAACAGCAAATACATATGTTTATATTACTGGTTCAACTGGTGGAACTTTAACAATTCCAACAACAGGAGTCATAACAGGAACATTAATTAATTTTAGAAATTTTACATTATTTACAATAAATATTGCAGGTTCAACATATCTTCCATACTCAAGTATTTCGACAACAGCATCATCGCCATATGTTTTAAGTGCAGGATGTTCAGCAACATTTTATTATAATGGTTCAATTTGGGTTCAACCAAATTTAGATAGAACAATGCAAAATTTAATAGTCCAAAATACATGTTATGCAGCAGGATTAGCAACAGATAGTATTAATTTGGCATCAGGTCATTCAGGGACAGCAGTAAATGTATATAATAGTTTAACAGATGCAGACCTTAATATCGCAAATACATTACCATCACCTTATACAGTAAGAATAGCAAATACAGCATCAGGAGCATCAGGAGGCTCTGTTCACTGTTCTAATATTGGTTTTGATGGTTCAAATATTAATAATGCAATCACACCAGCAGTAGGAACTATAAAATTAGGTAATTCATTAACTTCAGGACCACTATACATTGCTGGTGGTTCAACATCAGCAACTCATACAACTGGACCTATAATTATTGGATCAGATTCAACAGCAACAGGAGGTATAAATATTGGAACTGGGACAAATCTAACAGTCCCAACAGTAAATACTGTAAATATTGGAAGTGGAACATATACAACAAATATTAAAGGAACAACAACAGCAACGGGATTAATAACAGCATCAGCAGGAATCACTTCAAATGGTAATGTATCAATTACCGGAGCAAATACATTATCAACAGTATCAGGAACTATTTCAACAACATCAGGAAATATTTCCACAACATCAGGAAATATTTCAGCAGGTTTATCCATAACAGCAGGAACAGGTATAACAGCATCATCTGGAAATATTACAGCATCTTCTGGATCTGTATCGGCAAGCACTACAATTACAGCAGGAACAGGAATAACAGCAACTTCTGGAAATATTACAGCGTCATCAGGATCTATTACAACAACAAGTGGATCTATTACATCGGCAGGAGTAATTACTGGAACTTCTGTTGTTTCACCGTCATTTAATGCGTCAGGAGATACAACAACTGTAGGTATTTCTACTACACAAACTTCTGGAACATTAAACATTGGGACAGGATCAAGAACAACAGGAGGAACAATTAACATTGGGACAGGATCGGGAGCAACTGCAAATCCTATTAATATTGGTGGTGCAGGAACAATTACAACATTTACAAATGGTTTATCATTATCATCAGATAAATACATAACAACAGGTCATTCAACATCAATATCTGGACCATCATCACAGACACAAGTAGGATATACTATTACGCCATCAGGTGGAGGTAGTATATCAACTACAGTGCCAGGAAATGGCTTAGTGTCAAGTATACAAAGTATTTCATTATCCACAGGTGTATGGATTCTTACTGCAACTAGAAACATTAATAATACGAATGGATGCTCACGTGTTAATTTTTCGTTTGGTGATACATTAAGAAGCGGTGGTCCAACTGGTAATTCTGGTGATTATAAATGGGGAGTGTTAACATTAGTTCCAAACGGACAATTAAATTATATGACTTTGACAGGTATTGTTTCAGCATTAGTGCCAACAACTGTTTATTTTAATTTATATCTAGAATATTCATCACCAACACCTTCAATTACATCAAATGCAAATATAAATTTTAATGCAGTGAGAATCGCATAATATAATTATAAAGATTAAACCAATAATATATAATAATGTTATCAGAAGTATTCTTATCATTTGTAGTATCATCAGCCATCGCCTGTATACTAACATTAGCCCAATACCTATATAAATCTAAATGCGATAAAGTAAGATGTGGGTGTATATCAATCCATAGAAATGTAGATCTAGAAGTTGGGGACAATCCTGAACCAATTGAATTACCCACGACGCTAAGACAACCAGAGAGACGAGGACCAAGTTTGGACTCTCTTGTCTCTAGTAAAAAATAATAATTAATATATATCCAAAATCCAAATAATCCAAAAATATAGACTATTTATAAAAGTATCTACACAAGATAGTTCTAGGACTAAGTTTGAAAAAGCCCCGATTTCTTGGATTATTTGGTTTTTGGTTTTGTCATGAAAAATCATATAAATATAAAATACTATATAAATGTAATATATGAAAAAATTATTACATTTATATAATTATGGACATAATCCCTTTCCGAAATTAGGGAGAGGTGGATTAGGTTATCACCTACCACAATATAAATTAAGAGGAGATGGATTACATTTTATTACAAATCCTGATGGAAAAATTGTTCCAATTGATGATTTAGATTATTCAGATAAACATTTTTATTATGATACCAACGCTCGTAGTATTTTAAATCCTACAGATGATGATGAAAACACCGATGAAGAATTAGATTATGAAGGCGTTATTAATTTAAAAGAAATGAATGAAAATAAAAAAAAAGAGAAATATGAACAATATGAACAAACAGATAAAAAAATACAAGAAATTTTTGATAAATATGATAAATATAAATTAGAGAAAGAACAACCTGATGAAGATGATGAAAAACCTAATGTAAAAGTTGGTGAAGATATTAATAGTATTCCAAATGTTATTTATAAAAATTTTACAAGAGAAGAATTAATTAAATGGTTAGATGATTATGGTTATGATGTTGATAACATACCAAAATCATGGACTAAAAGACAAATTATTAATGAAATTTTAACAAATGAAGAACTTACAAATGTATTATATGATGAGGGATTAAAAAAAGCATCTCAAGAAGAAGAAAAATTACCAAAATTTGATATACCAGACATTATTATTTCAAAATTATCAGAGAAAGAAATTAAACCTATTGTTGACATTGAGTTAGTAAGTCCTGATGAATCATATTCTGATGTTGTTAATAATATTAATACTTATAGTAAAAAAGAAGATGTATATAATAGTTTATTTCCAACATTTAAACTTAAAAAAGAATCAATAGACTATAAACAAACATTTGCATTAAAAAATTCTGTTAAGGACTTAACAATTGAAATAGACGGTGAAGAATATAAACCAACTGGAGGTATTGATTTTGAATTAAAGGTTAAAGATAATATGCCTTTCTTTAAAGCAATTGTTGATCAATATTTAGGAGTTGATGCAACTATTATAAGTGTAAAACCTGATTCTTCTGGATATGATAAAGCGGATTATATTATAGAAATTAAAATGAAAGGTGAAGATAAGTCTATATTTATTGATTTAGAACTTAAAAAATATATGACAGAACAAGGTGTTAAAGGTCAAGATCTTGCAGCATATAAAAATAAAACAGCATTTGATTCAATTGATAAAATTAATGAAGGAACAACAACATTGTTTAATAATTGGTTTTATACTTTTAAAAAAGAATTACATGTATTATATCGAAGATGTCAAGATAAAAACAACTTTACAGAATATAATACATTATTAAATTCTGTATCTACAAACAATAAATTTGATTCACAAAAATTATTAATGCAACATGTTATTTCAGGAAAGTATTTTCCTTTACCATTAACAATTACTAAATTTAAAACACCGTCTCGAGAGATAATTGATACAACTATGAAAAAACGATATCCTGAAAAAACACAACTACATTCAGCAGTATCTAATTATATGTATGGGCATTGGAAAAGATTAAATAAATCAGAAAATATTTTAATTCCTGTATTATTAATTAATGACGGAATGTTATCAATGAATGTTAAACAAAAATTTGGTAATCTGATACCCTTTGAAGTTTTACAAATAGTAAATAATATTTATAGTCATGCTGAAAAGGATGCGTTAGGATTACCAGCGTGTTTTTTATCTAATATAAATTTACCTCCTGAAGCATTAAGTATAAGTTCAAAAAGGTCAGTAGAAGAATTAAGAGAAGAGTATAAAAAAGAAATATTAGAGAAGAAAGAGAAACAACAAGCAAACAAAAACAAACAACCAAAAACTAAATCCAAAAAAACTAAAAATATTATTTTATAAAAATATATAAACATTAAATAATATATTATTATATAAATGAAAACTAAACAATCAGAAGATGATAAGTTTGTGAAACGAACTATTGATCATATTAATGACACGTCTAAATGGGCATCTAATCGTATCAATGAATTAAACACTGTTGATGAATTATGTGATTATATGAGGTCTAAATATTTAACTCCTTATAATTTGGGTGGAACATCTATAATTGATAATTATTATACATTATTAGATTCTAATAAAATACATTCTACTAAAGATGTTGATAAATTCTTTAAAAAACATTTAAACCAAAAAGATGAACCTAAAACTAAAATCAAAAATCATGATACATCAGATAAAGTATTAAAAACTATATTTGATATTGCAGAAAAATCAATGGAATTTAAACATAATAAAAAATTTGATACAACAGAAGCAGAAGAACTATTTAAAAAGATTGAGGAAAAAATTAAAGCAAAGAAACCAGTCCGTAAAGATATGGTTGATAGAATGGCACAGAATATTATTGATAATCCTATGTATAAAGGTATTACAAAAAATAAATTAAAAAAATATGGTTTTGAAATATTTAATAATTTTAATAAAAGATATCCTGACTTAATGAATGAAATGTTTAAAAAAGAAGAGATTGAAAAATTATTAAAAAAGAAATATGAGAAAGCGGTTAAAGTAGGTAATATTAAAAAATAATATAAAAACAAATTAATATATTATTTATAATGCCAAGAGGAACACCAATTCCAAGTAAAAGAGAACATGAACTCACAAAAGAGCATCATGAATATTTAAAAATGTTAATTGCTAACAGAAAAAAGGAAGCAATTGAAAAAGAAATTATAGATATGATTCATTCATTAAAAATTGTTCATGATGCTATTGAAGATATTGATAGTGATGAAGAACTTGAAGAACATGATTATAAAGAATTATATAAACATTTATTGAATGATGATAGTGATGATGAAAGCGAAGATGGATATATCGGAAGTGATTATGAAGTTGAAGAAAGACCACGACCACCACCTAGAGAACGAACAAGACCAAAACCAAAGGAACGACAACGTAAGCCTCCGCCTACTCCGAGAGCACGTCAGAAAGCAATTAAAATGCCTTCATCAATAAAAAATTCAAAGTTAACACCACGTCAAAGAGTAATGAAAGAAGAAGATATTACTATCCCTAAATCATCAAAGAAACCTTTACCAAAGGCTAAATATATTAATTATAAAGGAATAGATCATAAATTTACAGAACATTCTTTAGGATTAGGATTTAAGGGTGCACGACAACTAAAAGAACAGTTTAAACTTAAAGAATTTATTAAAGATAGAATGGATGAAGAAGAACTTAAAAAGACAAAGAAGAAGAGAGGACGACCAAAGAAAGTTAAACCTGAAAGATCATTAAGAGAACGAAAGGAATCAGAAGAAGCGTTTGAGCCTAAGAAGGATAGTTATAGAAAACGTATTGATAGATATATAACTAACCAATATAAAAATGGAATGATTATTGAAAGTAAAGATCCTTCCGTTCATACTAGGATCGTAGAATATTGTTTAAAGAAAAAGCCTAAGAAAATGTCGGCTAAATTAGTTTCTGAAGCATTCACTCAAGCAATTAGAGGAACACCTTTAAGAGATAGTAAAGGATTCGGACTTTAATCCATAACTACAGATTTAATATGTTTTTTTATTTCATTTATTTTATCATTATTTTTATTTATAATATTAAATAGGTTTTGATTTCTGAACTCTATCTTTTCAACTTCATTCTGTAAATCTTTAATACATATTCTATCATACTTTTTAAATCTTAAAGCATGTAGTAAATATTCTGGATCATTAATATCCATTAAATCTAATATCTTATCACAATCAGTAGTCCCGAATTTATTTAGTATATTATTCATATAATATACTATATAAATTATTCTTTAAGCATCTAAGTCATTAGTTGATTCTTCAACTTTAGAGCATAAACCTTTATACACCCATTTATTTTTAAAGTCTCCTTTATGTTGGTATTTAATAGCCTTACCGAACTTATCATCTAATGCACTATACAAAGCACTCATTTTTAATGGTTTAATACTGTTCTCTTTACACCAATGATCATATCGTGATTTGATATCTGTCTTTAACATCATATTACTTTCACTACTTATATCAAACTCATCATCAATAAAATTATTAATATTTGATTGTTCTCTAATATATTCATTCTGAGCCTCTAGCATCTCACCTACTGGGTTGAACTCTGGGCTTTTATAATATTCAATAGCCCCATCAACACACCAACTAAAGAACTCGTTTAGATACTTAGTTTCAATAATTTTATCAATACCATTAATTCGTTTAAATTCATTCTCCTTTACTGGGTTCTCAACAAACCGAGCATTAAGTGGAACTAATCTAACACGATCAACATTGGCTTTATCATTGGCGTTAAAGTCTGGTTTAAAATTAGTGCATAAAATAATTTTACAGATTGGCACGAATGTCATAGGATCTTTATATAATCCTCTAGCTGTAATTGCATCATTACCACTAAGCATTTTCATAATTGCTTCATTAAGTTCATCATTAGCATTTGTTTCTGAATATGTAGCCATTCTACAATCTTTTAGTTGTAGTAATTCAGACCCACCAGTTTTACCTTGATTATTATTGATGAATACGCATTTAGAAACTGCTTGATATTGTGCACATAATATTTTAGACATTAAATTTAATAGAACAGATTTACCATTACAACCTTTACCAAATAGGATGAAATAAACACGGCTATCAATATGTCCAGTTAGTCCATAGCCTAACATTTTTTGAATATATTTAAGATCATCATCTTTATTACATGCTATAGCCTTTAACATGTTCATAAGTTCTTCAGGTCGGTTCTTTGTATATTTTACAGGACATGCATATGTAAAATTATCGACTTTGGAAAGGGGAGAAATACTTCCGTCTCGTAAGTCTATTTTATGACAATTCATAATTGGGAGGTGGTGCGGTCTCGTTCTGTTCAATGTTTCCATAAATTTATCATCAATGATTTCGGCTTCATATCTATTATATACACCTTTCAATTTACAATCACAACACATTCTATTTGTTGATTTAATTAATTTTTGAATATTTTCTTTACTGACTGTATTATCATTAAAATACACTCTTAGTGTTTGATCCAGAAAACTGGATATATCATTCATTACAGACTTAGGAGAGATCTCAGTCCATAACATTCTGGTATAATCATCCATGTCAAAACCATAGAGATACTTTTTTGAATATACATGTTTTCCGACTCTGAACTCTTTGTAAAAAAGAGCGGTCTTATATTCATTATCTAAAATATTAAGATAACTTTCAATATTAGGGTATTCGGATTCCATTAATATATTAAGTTAATAAACCTTTAAGTCATTTTTATTTTTGGATACATCCAGAAATAAAAATGGATTTTTGGATATTCTATTTATTATCACACCAATCATCCTCAACAAAATCATCCCAGAACTTTGTATGCGGTGTTATATTTCCATTGAGAACTCTATCTAATTGAGCCTCAACCTTTCGTTTTCTATTCATTTCATCACGTTCTCGTTTCTGATCTTCTTGAATCTTTTTAATCATTTGTTCTTCCTTATATTTTTCATGTTCATCTTCATCGATATGTTTATCTAATTCTCGTTGAAGTTTTCTTTGAAGCATCTTGTTCTGCCATTCATGTTTACTAGTAAATGGAATACTGCAAGCGATACCTTCAATCATATCATAAAGATCTTTTATTGCTTCATGTTGTAGTTCTTGAACTTCCATATATCCATTATGTGTTTTTAAAATAATTTCAATATCTTTTTCTTGTTCTTTAATCTTATTATTTTGTTTATAAATATTATATAAACTATATACTCCAAATAATACAGATTGTAAAATTAATATATCTTTACTATATTTCATTAATGTATATATTAAATATATCTTTAACTATTATTATTTAAATATATATTTCCTTTATATTATAATGGAACTGCCAGACGATGTATTAAATATTATAAAAGAATACGCCCAACCAATTACACGTCCCGACTGGAGAAGAGGATGTTATTATAATAGATTTCCTTATAGGATTTTTAATATAAATTATACCTTTAAATATTTTGTAGTATTAATATATAGAATGTATAGATATAAGATTGTAAATTTATATGACAATATGATTTATACTGAATTAATGTTAATGACTGTATTAATCAATTAAATAGTCCGGCGGATAATCTAAAAATTAATCAAATTGCTTAATTTTTAGATCATATTTAGATGAAAACTAAGCATTCCACTAAATTAAAACGTTTTAATTTAGTGGAATGCTTAGTTTTCGTGTAATGCATGTTATATGAACGTTAAGTTTTTACTTAATTTATGATTTATCGCCCGCCGTTCAATAGTTTAAATCCATAAATCCATATTTTTAATACTTTTCAAAACTTACTCCTAGTAATATCTCGTATAGATAGTTTTTAATAATTTAATATTTTTGGATTTATTGGATATATATTTTATGATATAGAAATAAAGGAATAATGATATTATTATTATAATGATTGAAGGAGGAAAGATAACACCTAAAAAGATATCAACCGCTAAACGTTTTAGACATATTACTGAAGAAGAAGCAATGAAAGATTATGAAAATTTAATTAATATACATCCTAAAAAAGAAGATCTAAATAAAAGGACTGGAAGTGTATGTATAGATTATTATATGTTTCCATATAGATTAGATGTAATTACATATAAACATAAAGGTATTAATTTTTATGATTTTATTAATAGACCATCAAAATATCTAGGAGAGAAAGGATATAAATATTATAAAGAATTTATTAAAGAAAATTCTCCATATAGTTTTTATAGTTTATATATTTCATCTGTATCAATATTTAAACCTTTATTATCAAAATATATTTACGAATTATTTAATCCTACATGTATATTAGATCCTACCATGGGTTGGGGTGGTCGGATGATTGGTGCAATGGCTATTCCAGATGTTAAATACATCGGATATGATACTAATAAAGATTTAATTAGACCTTATAAACAAATGGTTAAAGATCTTAATATAAAAGATAGAGTTAAATTATATTTTAAAGATAGTTCAAAAGATGATTTCTCTAAATTTAATTATGATATGGTTTTTACATCACCACCTTATTATAATGAAAAACATCTTATTGAAAAATATGAGAATATGATTACATATGAAGATAAAGAAGAATGGTATAATAAATTTTTTCATCCTGTTTTTAGTAATGCATATACTCATATGAAAAAAGGAGGATATTTTTGTATAAATACTAATACTGATGGTTATGAGATGTTAACAAGGTTTCTAGGTAAATGTAATAAAAAAATAGATATAAAAAATACTAAAGCACAACGTAAAAGAACGGACGGAGAGTTTAAAGACTTTTCTAAAGAATATATTTATATTTGGTTAAAGAAATAATAATATAATATATTAATGGATTTCAGAATTGTTTATAGCACAATGCCGGATGATAAATTAAAAGAATTATTAGAACAATATATTGAAAAGAGTGAACGTTGTAAAAAATGTGTTAATGAAGAAACAGAAAGAACAGAAGAGAAATTATTAATGATTAATAATGAATTAAAAAGTAGAGAAGAATTTAGAAAGAGTTTATATACTAATAAAAGATATAAACATTTTGTAGAAGATGAAGAATAATATTTAGTTATCATTATTAAAATAATAACTACATATTTTTATGTCTCATCAATAAAACATGTATGTGCGAGGTGGGATTCGAACCCACGAAGCATAAGCATAGGATCTTAAGACCTACCCCTTTGACCACTCGGGAACTCGCACTGGTGTGTCATTGCTGACACTATATCATGATTTAATTTATTGCTTCTTGTCTTTTTTTTGCTTTTCGTTTTTTACTTTCTTTTACATCAGGAATTACATCAGGAAGTTTGAGACTTTCAATAACTGTTTCGACTACTACTTCTGGTTTAGATTCAACTGATGATTGAGATAGATCTGAATCTGAGTTATCACCCATTTCAACTTGTTTTTCTGGTGGGATAACGTCGGCCTTCTTCATCTTCTTTCTTTCATAATATTCTTTTGATTTCATTCGTTTATACTCTAAAAATTTAGGGTCGGCTTCTTTACGTGCTTGGTAATATTTCTTACGTTGTTCATTAATCTTTTCACGATTAGCCATTCTATATTTTTGGTTAGAGGTCATTGGTTTTACTTCTTCCACTATACTTTCCATTATATTATTTAGTTGTTATTTCTTTAAACCTTTTTGACGTTCACATGACATGGTATCTGAAATCCATCTATGCCTCCTTTTTCATCCTCAGCTGTTATACTCTCGGTATTTTTAATTACATCAATTTCTTTTCGCAACGCAGGATCTTCGGATCGGAAGAAGTGTTTCAGAATCCATTCATTCTTTTTAAAATCTACATTATGATTTAAATCATCAAACATGTCAATAAATACGGCTACATCATCATGAAGAATACCAGATCTAAACTTTGATGCATTAACAAAATGACCAAGTGCAAGACAATACCATCCGCAAGCATTATTCATTAAACTTTGAACATCTTTCATTGTATGAGGTAGTCCTGTTTGTCCTGTTGTATTTTTAACAACTTTTTTAATAATTTCAGGCGGTGGTGCACCGTATGGATCAAAATAAATTGATTCTGTTTTATCATTATCATGTTTAACAACTTCAATAAATGTCCAGTGTGTGCCTTCATTCTCATGACCATCTTCGTCATGACTATCTTCTAAATTAACAATATATGCTTTGTTAAATTCTAATTTTTCTGGTAGTTCATCTTTAAAACAAACACTACCCATAGGTATATTCATCCTTTTAGCAAGTTCATAAATTTGTGAATCTGTAAGCGACATTTATTATTATATATACTATTCATTCCTTTAAATTCTTTTCATAATTTTTCCTTGTGCGTAATCAATAGCCTCATTACCATGAGCACGTCCAAATTTACGTAAATCATTTTTAATATTTCCTCCATTGATACGCTTCATGATTTTACCTTGTGCGTAATCAATTGCTTGATCACCGTGAGCCCTTGCATATTTCCTGAGATCATTTTTGATATTGCAACCACTAATACCAAGTCCAAGCCCACGACCAGCATAAAGACCAGAACCGAGCCCATGATCTTCAGAATCATCATGACCACCTTGTTCAAAATGTTGATATTGTGGAGGAAGAAAATGTTGCATTTGAAAGTTTGCACTAAATGGTTGAGAGATAAGTGCAGGCGGGACAAATGTATGCATCATACTACCATTTAATCCAACTGTTCCACGTTCTGTTAAAGATCCACCTTTAATAAACATTCTAGATAATGGTTCATGTTCAATATCATGTTTATCTAATACAGAATTTAACGATTTACGTGCATTAATTCCTAATTTTGATAGTAATGCCTGTTTACCCATTTGAACGGCATTGTCAATACCTGCACGTCCCATGTAATTATAATTAGTTTTTAAATGATCGTTTAATGAATCTGCAAGTTTAGCACGATCGACATGATCTTTTACTGATCGTTTAGCCTTACTGAAAAGACCTTGTCCTTCAGTTCCACGAGATAATGGTTGTTGTGTTTCGCCCATTTTTGATGGTGTTGACGGAGATGGAATCATAGATGCACCCTCATTAAATAATCCTCTCATATCATCTCCTTCTTCGTAATTTTGATTATGTTGAATCTCTTCTGGAGATAATGAAACTTCTAATCCTTTGTTTCTAGAAAATGCTCTTGATACTCTATTATAAGTAGTAGGATGAACAATAATATTAAAACCTGTTCCTTTTTTAATTCTTACAGGTAATCCTTTACGGAGTTTTCTTAATTGTGTTGGACTTGCGTCAATACTAATTCTATGCATATAATATATATTAAAAAATATCTTTTTAAATATATATCATTATCTCATTATTAAGTTTATAGTTCAGTTGAACTATTAATCATGGCTTTGTTTAAACGTTCTTCTTCTTTCTTCTGTGCATATTTATCACGTCTTAGTTTAAGACGTGCTTCTTTCTGTTCAGGAGTTTCAGATTCACGTTTTTCTTTAGCCCAGTTATTATAATATTCTGGGTCTTTAGTTTTAACCATTTCGGATTTAGAAGGAATACCATTTTCACGTCGTTTGTTCTCCGCCCAAACTCTTGCACGTTCCTTTGTCCTTTCATTACGCTTTTCAAGATCTTCAACTGATAAAAGAGCGACATTATTCTTTTTATTATTTGCATTCTCTGTTCGTGAAACCCATCTTAAATTCTCGATAGAATTATTTAATCTATCTCTGTCAATATGATCTACTTCAGGTTTATTCTCTGGATTAGGAATCCACTGTAATGCAATTAATCTATGAATAAAACACTTTACTCTTTTTTGGTCATCACGCTTACCTTTGACTAATGAAACAAATTGATATCCGTATTGATTAACAGAGGGTTTCATAATACGATTATACCAACATGTATAGATTTCTCCTTTTTTATTTATTTTATATAGGTTCTCATACCCAACAATAAATTCAAAATCAGAAAGAATCATTTCATTTTTAACAGTTTCATAATCTCCAATTTCCATTAATATATTAAGTAAATATCTCTTTAAGTCATTTAGTATTAAAACTAATATTAAATGATTTAAGGTTATTTAAACGCGAGCCCCAGTGAGTGCATCAATTTGAATTTCGACTCCGTATTCTACGAAGACATATAGATCTAAAGTTTTCTGAGTTGTGTTAGTTCCTAAAATTTGGACAGATTTAGGAACACTCATTTCAACTGGTAGCATGCGTTCAACATTTACATAGTAATAACAATATTCAAGATCAAACGCTTGACGATCGATAAGTCCAGATGTAATACCATCAGTAAGACCTCCATTAACTGCATTTTGTCCATAAAGTTGGTTATTAAATTGTTCAAATGCGTATTTCTGGGTATTATAGATGGCATTTTGACCAGAAATTTGAACGTTGAAATTTGTTAGATGACATAATGGTGAGGTTGGTCCAGTTCCTGCAGGATCAAAAGGACTTTGAAATACATTTACGCCTGAAATAAATCCACTATTATCATTATTATCAACACCATAACGAGTTGTAATTTTATTTCCGTTAGATGCTAGGAACGGTAATACTAATACAGACTTAATATTTGCGATACCGTTCGTCACCAAGTTATTAATTTGAGCAGTTTTTCCAATATTTAAAATTTGATATTGATATACATCAGTATATTTAATTTGTTTTACACTATTGGAAAGATATGCTTGTTCAAAAGTTGGGTTAAAAGTCATTGCTGGAACATATAAATATACAGATTTAGACATTGATGTTTCAACTGTTTTACCAAGAGACGTTAATGTTTGATCTAAACATTTACCACCAACAGAAAGATTCGCAATATAAGTAAAATTGATTGAAGAACTTTGAGTTGCTCCGACAGTTGTAATATTCCTATTTAATAGTCCTTGTCCACCATTATTAGAAATACCTGAAGCAATCATAACAGGATTTACACCACCTAATGGATTTGATACAGATGTGCATTGCATGCCTGTTGCTTTGTATACAGTTGCCGATGAAGAATAACCAAGAACTTTAATAGTGGATGAAGTATTATTTAAATTTAATGTCATTTTCATAAATACACCTTTTAATAATGGTGTCATATTAAAAAATGAATGAATATGTTTAAGATATACAGTTGCAATAATAGTATATTGAATAATACCTGCTGTTGATGATGCAAGCGATGCTCCATCTGCTGAAGTTGTCGCGGTTTCATTTTGTTTATTTGAAATACATGATTTCCATAAGTTATTAATTCCATTACTTAAAGGTAAAACAGTGCTTAATGCAATATTAGAAGCACCGTCTGCAACAGTTGCACCTTTTCCTGCTAATGCATTTTCATCATAATTGATTAATTGTTGGCGTTTTAAAAATCCATCATTTCCAGTTAATGAACCATAAGCATTAAAAGCCCCTGTAGTTATATTTGAAATTGAATAATTAGTGTTATTTACAACACCTTGTCCAGATAATGAATCAGTTGAGCCTGTTGCAGATACTGCTGTCCAACTTGCGACAGGAGTTGCAGTTGATGCACTAAAGTTATAAAAACCCCATGTTGTTGGGTCATCAGGAAAGAACCCAATTGTAGCCCCTTGGGATGAAACATCATTTAATGATAAACTTGTCATTAATTTGAATGAGTTCCACATGTTAATATAAGGGGTCTGTTGCACAATAGTAGTTCCGTTGTAATCCAACGTAAAACTATGAATGATTTGTCCAAACCAGTTTTTTAGACCGATGGAATAATCTAAGGATGTAGCAGTATCTGCAGGTTTAAATAATGATAAATCTAAAGCATTTCCATCAGTATTAAAATCTGAGTTGGTATTAAATGTTGGTGTTGCTCCAGTTCCGTATGTAAGCATCATTGGGATGGAAAGGTATGCTTCACGATATGACATATATTTGTTTGAGTTGGAAAGTTGAGATGTATCGATGATCGATTGATTGTTATTGTAATTTTGATTTTGATTGTCTAAAATATTAATCCAGTCTTTGCGGACGAATACATTAGGTGTCCCTTCTACTTCTTGGGATAGGTCGAATACTAATTTATCACACATTATACATTATATCATAATATTTGTTTAAATGGTTTCATATTGTATGTAATACATATAATATAAAATTATTTATCAGAATGACATTGTAATATTTTTCTTTTTCATATGAAGTTTAGGTTCAATATTTAGTTTAGATAATTTGTCGCTTAGGCTTTTCATACCTGTTCCTTCCATTCCTTTACGAGCATAAGGATTAATTCCAGTAGTTGCGATATAATCATCCATATCAGCATAAGATGATCCTGCACCACCTCCGGCTGTTCGTAATAATACAGATCCCATTCCCTGACCGTATAAACGTTTAGTGTGTGCGGTCATTTTAGTATTAGAGAAGGGTAATTTAATGTGTCTTGTTGTGCTATATACCATATTAATATATATAAAATCATCTTTTTAAATATATATGATATTATCAACAGAAATCGCATTTAAGTTTTTCTTTATTAATTGTATTACGTAATTTAAACGTTGATTTAATAATTGAATCAATATGTGTAATTTTTTGATTAATAAATTTTTCATGTTTCATTTCTGTGTCATTTTTTAAATCATTAAATAATTTAGTTTTTTCATTATTTAATGTAGAGTATAGATTATTTAGATATGTTTCATCAATTTGCGAACTGGCCATTAATATATACAGTAAATAATACTTTAAGTCATTTTATTAAAACCAAAAACCAAATAATCCAAGAAATCGGGCCTTTTTCAAACTTACCCCTAGAACTTTCTTGTGTAGATACTTTATAATAACCCTTGTTTTTTTGGATTTATTGGATATTGGATATATTTTATTATTAGTAGGAAAGGAAATAAAAATAAATTATTTACTCATTAAAAATCCCTCGTTCATGTCTCTGATGGCGAGAAGAATAGTCATATTAGGATCATTAATTTGTAATGGTCTCAGATCAGTCCCAAGAAGAGTTAAACGTAATTCATTATATGTTCCGTTAATAAACTTATTCCACATAAAATTAGGTGGTTTTTCACTGATTGCTTCACCTGCTGCGACAGATGGATTGATTGAATAAATAATTCCTGATGGTTGTGAGTATGGATTATTGATACCATTTAAATTAAATAAAACATTACTATTAGGTTGGACTTGTGGTGATGTGTTAGAAAGATATGATAAAGTTCCAGCACTATTTTTAGATTCATAATTTGTTGATGCCGATGTTGTGGGTGATGGTGTATAAGCATTTGAAACATTTGCATTAGTTGTAAACCCTGCAGTATAACCAATAATTACGTTAAATGCTGTAGGAATAGTAATAACCGGATTTTGTGTTGTTGTTGGCCATGACTGTCCTGCTGGTAAAGTATATCCTAATGTTGTGGCTGTTGCTGATGTAGGAACTAAATAAGTATTAATTTGAATAGCGTATCTAGTAGCATTTACAAGCATCTCCCAAGGATAAATATATTGTCCAGAACTATTAGTCCAATAAGTTAAGTTTTGAATCATAACATATTGAAAATATGAGTTTAGTTCTGAAATTTCATAAATTCCGTCAGGGATTGTAATTGTGTATGTTGTTGTTGTTCCTCCTGCGGTCCAAGTATAAGTTAAAGTGTTATTTGAGTATAAAGATGAAATATTATTCCATGAATAAAACATACTTATACTTGATACGGCGACATATTTGTCAGTTAGATTAATACTGTTTGGGAATTTATAAACTAATTTATTATTTCCACCATCATTTACAATATTATTTTGATTTAATACAATTATAAACATTATTATTGTATTAAATTAATTACTTTTTATATATGTTATTATTAGATTCGTTTGATCCCAAACATATGTTTAGGTAATTTAATATTATTATATTTCTCTACTGTAGTTTTATTGAATTTTCTATTATCTCCTAAATCTTTAATATTATCATATGAAAATTTATGAGAAGTTCTAAAGCCTGATCCATGTGAATCTAGATGTAAATTAATTGGAACTTGAGAACCACCAAAATAAAATGATGGTTGTTGTGATTCCATTTGATATAGGACAGAGTCTGGATGCTCTACTTTTGGGTGATAGTTGTAAATACCTGCTGTTGACATTATCTCTATAAATCATCATCTCTTTAATTATATTAATATCCTAATTCTAATAATTCGGTCATTACTTCAGATGCTTCACGTTTTGGAATAGTTCCATTTTTTGATAATTTAATAATTAATAATTTAAATTTTTTAACTAATTCTTTACTATCATTTCCTGCCATAATCTCACCTTTACATACTTCAAATTCATGAATGTCTTTTTCCATTTTATCTTTAGAAGGTGTAGGGATACTAATTTTATCAGTAAATTCTGCACGTTTTGAAATTTTATATAAATAATCTTTTTCATCTTCAGATAATCTATCCATATCATTCCATGAAGGAACACCACCTCCAATAATAGTTTTAATTACATGTCCTAAATGTGGTGATACAGTTTTTGATGGGTATTCACGAATATTTGTTCCTGACTTAGATTTGATTGATAAAATATTCCCATGATTTAGTTTATGTGCATTAACAAAATATTTACCAAAAGGGTGGTATTTTTTTACTGGTTGTATTCCTTTCCTTTCATCAATTTTATCCATAAAAGGTCTTGGACCAATTCCTGATCCTTTAGGACGTCCACGTCTTTTCTTGAATCCTAGCCCTACTCCAGGCTGTCGATCAAGACTTACACTATGTCGTTGAATTTCTCTTACTGTTTCTTCATTTTGTTTTAATGAATCATCTAATTGTTTAATATCTCTTTCAATTCTTTCAATTTCTCTTTCTTTACTTGGATATGCATTACTTAAAAATCTAGAGGATATAGGTATATTCTTCAATTCTTTTTGTGCCTTTTCTAATTCTTTTTGTTTTGTTTGAATCATTAATGTTAATTTATCAACATTTGCTTGTGCTGTCTGAAATTGTGTAAGAACAACATTAGATGATGAATCAATAGATCGTCTTGTTGGTAATACATTACTTTGTAATTTAATTTGTAATTCTTTAGTTTCTTTATCTAAATTATGAATTTTCATATCTAATTCTGACGCTTTTTTATCCCATTTTTTAGCACCAATAGTTGTTGTTGGTCTTGATCCTAATGCAGTAATTTGTTGATCAACATCTTCACGTTCTAATTCAATTTCACTTAGTCTATCTTGAATAGTTGATTGATATGCTTGTAATTTTGCTTCATCATCGTCTACTGATGATATAGTAGACGCATATCCAGATTGTGGCCCTAATGAACTTGACAAACTTGATGAACTTGATGATCTAGCCGATACAGGACCAGACGCAGGACCAGACGGAGGACCAGACGGAGGACCAGATGAAGACGATGATGAACTAACATCATCTATAATATCATCCATTTGAGTATACTCTTCAACTGATGGAAATAGATCAATCATTGTAATTAATATTTTATCAGTTAATTCTGGAGTATCATTATTCATTGATTTAGTTAATTGAGATAATAAAGTTTTAAGTTCTTGAGCAGATGGTAATTTATCAACAATTTCAAAAAACAATTTTCCGTTATCAATCATTCTATCAGTATAAGTTAAATCTGGAGGATTTGGATCATTTACATCTAAATTGTTTAATGCATAAATAACTTCTTTATATTCAATTGATGTTAATTTTGTTAATAATTCATTTATTTTATCTCTTAATTCAACTGCTAATAATTCAGTATTTGTTCCCATATTATTATATTTAGTTATAATACGTGCCATAACATTCATATATTCTTTACTAATTGCATCAAGATCACCTTCTCTAATACCTACTTTACTTTCTCCTGCAGTATCAAAATAAGATTTAACTGTTCCAGTATATGCTTTAACCTTACTAAACATTCCAGAAAGAAATATAACAATATTTTCGGCATCTTGTGTATCTCCTTTAATTCCTAATGCATATTTCTTTTTAAGATTTTTAACAATTTCAGGCATATTTTGTGCAGTCCAAATTAAAAATGATCCATCAACATTTACAGGAGCAGTTTGAATTTTTTGAACGACAACCGATGCAGTTGATGTTGTCATTACTTGTTTTAATTCATTAATAATATTTAATTTTAATTTTTCTGTATCTGCTAATATTTCAGTTGTTGTTCTATTATCCATCATTTGCATAACTTTAGGTGGAAGAGATCCAGTTGCTTTGTAATTTTTATTTGCTTGTAGATTATAATCATCAACATTGGCTCTTCCATTTAAGGCTTCCATATATTGATTTCTAAATTTTTCAGCACTTGTGCTATATCTATTGGGTTGTCCGCTCATATTAGATATTAATAATAATAAGTTTTTAAATGACTTATTATTAGTAATAGTTATTTCATGCATATACAGGATATGATGTATAATCACATTGTTCTCCAAATACTTTTGTTTGACATACTTCATTAAACATATCTGTAAGTTTTTGTTCATCAACTAAATATACCGTTTCATAAACTGAATTCATAGTATCAAGAAGGGTTTTCTTTTTAAAATTTGAAAATAAAGAAGTATTTTGAATTGGTGATTCACCCATTAAATTTAGTGCAATAATTTTAATTTTAACTTTAAGATCATTAATTTTACAAGCTTGTTGTTTTTCTTCTGTCATTTCTTGTTCAAGAAGTTGTTCAGGTGTTAATGTTCCTTTAAGCATATCCTTTTCATATTGTGTAGGCTCAGAATATTCAATATCCTTTACCCATTCAATATTAGATTTTGCTAGATAATCAGAATTCTGAATAACATTTATTTCGGTAGTTTGTGTTTCTTCCATTAATAATATAAGATAATAAACCTTTAAGGCATTTTTTACCAGTCTAATTGTTTTCTTTCTCTTTCTTTACGTTCTTTTATTAATTGATTATAATATTTTATTCTAACTGTTGTGTTGTAATCATCATAATCAAGATTTGCATTATTTTTACCCAATTGTATAAAGGTTAATTCTTTATTATAAAAATTATATCTATTAATAAAAAATAGTATATATTTAATATTCATTATACTATTAAATAGTCTTTTCCTTAATTAATTTTGAGGAACGTATAGAATTTAATGAAGGTTGATATTCATCAATAATAGTCTGTTCAAAACATGTTCCTTCAGATAAACAATTAATATGTATTTCATGTGTTTTTGTAAATGTAAAATTATCCCATCCTCCATGATCTCTAATATATTGATATAATCTTGTCCAGTATAATTTACCTACTTTATTCCTGACGTTCTTTTTATGATGACTTTTACGTCTTGATAAATTTAATGTGCTTCCGATATAAAATTGTTCTGGATCATTATTATCTTGAATTTTATATATATAACATTTCATTATTATATATTATTATTTTTTAATCTTTAAGGCTCTTAATCTTGCCATTTTTTCAGCCATTTCAGGTGATCCTTTCTTTAGTTTTCCTCCTGTCATTGTTTTACTGTTTTCTCTTGCATTATGACTATTAAAATCAATATCAATATTTACAGAATCTTTTCTAGGTCGTCCTCTTCCACGTTTAAGTCCTACTCCAATCTTTTTACCGATTTGATCTGATGCATATTGACCAGCATAAGATCCTGCTTGTGATCCTGCCATTCCACCCATAGGTCCACCTAACATTGTGCCAGCAATGCCTCCCAATGCTCCAGTTGCAATTGGAACACCATGATGAAGTAAATCAGATGATAATCCACCTTTCTTTTTTGTAATATATTTTCTTACTGTTTTATTACTAGATTGTTTTTTAGTTCCTACTCCTCTTTGTGCTTCAGATCCCATCTTTGTTTTACGTCCTACTTTTTGAGCAATCATTTTACCTGCCATTTGTCCAGCATAACTACCAGCCATTCCTCCCATTGGTCCGCCTGTTAACATAGTTCCAGCAATTCCTCCAAGTGTCCCAGCAACTACAGGAACACCTTTATATAATAAATCAGTTGCTAATCCATCTTTTGACGATACATATTTAATATCTTTTTTAATTTCATCTTTAGTATCTTTAACAATTGCTTTAGTAGGTTGAACAATTTCTTTTTTAACAATTGCTTTAGTAGGTTGAACAATTTCTTTCTGGACTACTTGTTTTGTAGGTTGAACAATTGTTTTATTAAATCCTTTACTAATTTTTCCAAATAAAGCCCCTCCTTTCATATCTTCTTTATACGCTATAACATGTTGAATATCATTACCTTTATTTACTGTTTTATATTCATAATCTTTTAATTTTTTAGGATCAACTTGTCTAAATCTATAATGGTCTTTCTTTGTGTCTTGTGTTGTTTTCATTCCATTTTGTTTTAAATATGCTTTACAATCTTTTAATTTCCATTCTGGTCTTTTAAATAATACTGATTGAATAACATGATCATCTTCATCATCACTACTACTATCACTATCTGAATGAATACCGAAACCTAACATTTTACTACCTAGTTTTTTCATAGATGTTGTTGCATGGGCTTTTAATGGGTTATAACCTTTTAAACTAATTAATTCAGTTTTTCCAGCACTTGAAAAAGGATTTAATGCACTTACCCAATCTGTAGTTGTTCTAATATCTGTTTGATTTTTTGAGGGTTCATTACTAAATGGTCTAGTTGCTTTATTTAATGTGAATGTTTCATCACCCTTTTTACCTAATAATTCAGCCTGTAATCCACCTTGTGAATGACCTAAAGTAATGAGGTTATCTCTTCCATACTTTTGTTCCGCTGCCTTTTGAACTTCTTTAGCCTTTTTATATCTATCAGTTGTTTTATATAATGTTTCTCCGCCTAATGCATACGCTGCATTATTTGCCCAATCTGATGCTGTTCCAACAGTTCCACGATGAACAACAGATGTTTTACCTGTAGTAGGATTATAAAATACTTTAGATTTTCCAGTTGATAATTCCTCATCTTGAACCCATCCGCCGTCAACATCTTTAATGTCTTTGTCATAACTTGCATCTAACAAACCTCTAATTTCATTTGCTGCAAGAGCACCACCATGTATATGGATTGTTGAATTTTTACCTTTATAAATTCCTTCACCGAATTCATCTTCACTATTATACGCTTCATCATTTTCTGTTTCATACATTGGGTTTTGTGATTTTTTATAGTCAATCATTGCTTGTTTTATTTTAATATTAGGACGTGTTGTTCTCCTTTCATTTTCAATGAAATTAAACTCGTTTGTTTTTTTAACCATTATTTATTATATATTATTATCTTTTTATATACATTAATAATCAGGATTCCATAATAAATAAGCACTTAACCAAGCGGGTGAATACTTAGGTGCATGATACCATCTATGATTACGAGACATGAAATCGTTTAATCGGTTTTTGTCCATGTGTTTAGTATAATCCTCATATGACATCAAGCCAAAATGTTTTACATGGCCTTGATTATCATAGATCATATATTTCTTATCTTTTCTCGTTGAGATCTCAACGGGATTTAAACCTAACTTTTCTGCGATTTTCTTCACTTTTGTTGGATTTGAATACTTTTTGATTTCTTCACTTTTCATATTCTTATTACTCTTCTCTACTCTTTAAAATATATTAAAATATACCAAGATATCCAAAATCCAATAAATCCAAAAAAACAAGGGTTTTATAAAAGTATCCATACAAGAAAGTTCTAGGGGTAAGTTTGGAAAAGGCCCAATTTCTTGGATTTTAGGATTCTTGGATTTTTAAGTAGGTTATATTTTATAAATAG